AGGAAGAAACGATGGAGAAAGTATTTCCGATAGTGTTGATATTTTTAGACGTATGCGCAAGCGTTGTGTATGGGTGTGGTGGTGACGTGCGCCGTGCTGTTTACTGGTTTGCGGCTGGAGTGCTGACAGCATGCGTAACTTTTTAACTCACAGAATATTTGCGGGTCCTTCCGGGGGCGGCTTGGCCGAGGGTCGGGAGAGGCGCATTTTGTCAGTGATATTAAAAATTATTTTTCATGTCGTGGTCGTAGGGCTTGTGCTGGCAAGCTGTTGGTGATATGGCTGGAAACCGTCGCAACTGCTTGATTTTATTAGGTTTATAAACACAGATTTTTCACAAAAAAGGAGGATTAAATGGGAGATATTAACGTAAAACCGGACATAAAAGATGTCCTATTGTCCGAAATCAAACCGGCGCCTTATAACCCGAGGGAGATATCAGAAGAAGCTTTGGCAGGGTTACGGCAATCGCTTGAACAATTCGGGGTTGTGGACTTGCTGGTAATAAATAAAAGGAACATGCGGATCGTGTCCGGTCATCAGCGGTACAAGATTTTGCAGGAAGCGGGTGTTGAGAAGGTAACCGCAATCATGGTTGATGTGGACGAAATATCTGAAATGGCAATGAACGTTACGCTTAATTCACAGGAGATTGCCGGTACATGGACTAAGGCTCTTATTCCTCTTTTAGAGAAACTTCGCACAGAGGATGGTGATTCATATATTGCCCTTCGCATGAAAGAGCTTCGGGATCAGGTGCGGGATCTTGAGGATGAAAGCAAAGGCGCAGGGAAAACATTACCGGATGACCTTCCGAATGCACCGAAAGATGTTATTTCCAAGACTGGTGACTTATGGATTCTCGGAGATCATCGTTTGTTATGCGGTGACAGCACAAAAGAAGAAGATGTCGCAAGGCTTATGGACGGCAATCTAGCGAGCTTGTTTGCAACGGATCCACCCTACTGCGTTGATTATACAGGAAAAGATAGACCTAAAGGCGGGCGTGATTGGTCGGATGTTTATCGTGAGATTGATATTCCCGATGCAACAGAGTTTATGAAAAGTTTCTATGAGGTCGGTCTCAAATTCATTAAGCCGCATACAGCTTTGTATCTCTGGCATGCTTCAAAGCGTAGGCGTGAGATTGAAGATGTCTGTAAGCACCATAATATTTTAATTCACCAGCAGATTATTTGGGTTAAGCCGTGCGTGATTCTTACTTACTCGTTTTACTCGTGGAGACATGAGCCTTGTCTTTTGATGTGGATAAAAGGATTTAAACCGCCTTATCGACCGAAGGATAAGTCAGTAGGCACTGTTTGGTCTGTTGATTTTGTGCGTCAAGGTGATCCGACAACACCTGAATACCACAGCGATGTATGGGAGCTTGATTGGGAAGGTAAAAAACGAAGCACAAATATTGCCGAACATCCTACTGTCAAACCGACTGAGGTGTTTGCAATTCCTATGCGTGTGCATACGCAGGTTGGCGATATTTGTTTTGAACCTTTTTGCGGTTCCGGGTCGCAGATCATTGCGGGTGAAAGGTTGAACAGGCGTGTATTCGCAATGGAACTCGAACCGTTCTTTGTAGATGTGGCGGTCAAACGCTGGGAAGAATATACAGGCAATAAAGCGGTGAAGGTGTAATGGAAGAAAATAAAGAGAAACAAAATCTGGCAGAGCTGGCGAGAAAAAAACGTTATCTGCATTTAATTGAAAAACTTCATAGCGGGACACCTTTGAGTAAGTCGGAGATCAAAGAGCTTGAAGAATTCGAAGCCGAACCGCTTGACCCTACTGTTGTAAAGACAATGGAAGAAGTCGCCAAGGTTATGGACGTTTCCTATCGCACTGTTCAGCGTTGGAAGAAAGACGATATGCCGGTTACGCAGGAAGGTTATTACGATCTGGATGTGATTAAGGCGTGGCATGACGAACGAGGCATAGTCGATGGCGAGGAAACTGAAGGCAAAGCGTATTGGGAAGAAAAAATACGGAAATACAAAGCGTCGCTTCTGGAACTTGATTTAAAGAAGGCTACTGGTGAGCTTATTTCACGAGACGAGGTTGATCGTGGTCGCATTACAAGGATCATTGCGGTTAAACGATCTTTTCTTGCTCTACCGACAAGGATTGCGCCGGTACTTGCTATGCGGGAACCGAGGGAAATCGAAACGGTTCTTTATGAAGCGATCGCAGAGATCATAGATGACTTTGCAGGAGAAAGAAATGTCAGAACAGAACAAAACAATTTGGACGGAAGCGGAACAGAAATCGTGGAAGCGTCCGGAAAAGATAACAGTTAGCCAATGGGCGGATAGTTATCGATACCTTAATCCGGTTACTTCAGCAGAACCGGGCAGGTGGAAAACGTTACGCACTCCTTATTTAAGAGGTGTCATGGACGCTTTTACCGATCCGCATGTTGAGGAAATAACGGTTATGGCTTCTTCACAGGTCGGTAAGACTGAGGCAATGTTCAACATGCTCGGTTACGTTATCGATCAGGATCCGGGCCCTACGCTTATGGTGTTGCCTAGAGAGAGTGACGCACGGAGCGTTTCTTACAACCGTGTGCTTCCGATGATTCAGGGGTCGCCTACGTTGCATGATCGTATGCCTCGCAAATCAGATGACATTACTAAACTTGAATACCGCATGGACAGAATGATTTTATTCTTTGCTGGTTCTAATAGTCCGGCAGATCTCGCTTCTCGCCCTATCCGTTATCTTTTCTTGGATGAGATTGATAAGTATCCGAAGTTCTCAGGGCGTGAAGCGGATCCAATAAAGCTGGCTTCTGAAAGACAGAAAACATTTTGGAATAAAAAGACGGTTAAGGTATCAACGCCGACAACTCGTGACGGTTACATATATCGTGAGTTCGATAAATCAGACCAGTGTAAATTCTTTGTGCCTTGCCCTCATTGTGGAGGTTATCAGATTCTTGTTTTCGGCCAAATCAAGTGGCCGGAGAAAGAACGATCAGTTGAGAAGATAAGAAACAAACGGTTAGCGTGGTACGAGTGTGAACATTGCAAAAAACGTATTGAAGATTATCACAAACCTCAAATATTGGATAAAGGCAAATGGGTTCCAAGAGATTGCGAGATCAACGATGACGGTGAGATTTGGGGAGAAGGTCTTGATAGCAAGCATAGAGGTTTTTGGATTAACTCCCTCTATTCTCCATGGCTTAATTGGAGCGATATCGCAACAGAGTTTCTAAAGTCAAAAGATTTTATCGAACTGTTGATGAACTTTGTTAATTCGTGGCTTGCTGAGGTTTGGGAAGAAAAAATTGAAGAAACTACGGTTGATAAGGTCAGAACACTTTCATGCGATTACCTTCATGGTACGGTTCCCGATGATGTTGTTGTTTTAACTGCAGGAGTGGACGTTCAGAAGGATCACTTCTTCTACGTTATTCGTGGCTGGGGTTATGAAGAACAGTCTTGGCTTGTCAGGTGCGGTTCTGTGGAATATTGGGATGATTTGGTTGAGGTGTTGTTTAACACGGATTATAAAAAAATATCTGGTAGCGAGACGCTTCCTGTTTACATGACATGTGTTGACTCAGGTTACAGGACTGATGAGGTTTATCACTTTTGCAGGCATTGGCGTGATCGTGCGAAGGCAATTAAAGGTCAGGATGCAATAACCGACGGTAGATTCTACCGTGCGTCAAAGATAGATATAAATTCACGCACAGGAAGCATTATTAAAAGCGGTCTTGTGTTGTGGAATCTTAATGTGTCGCAGTACAAGGATAAAATCAGCAGGCTTGTGTCGACTAAGGATCCCAACAAGTGGCATTTATTTAAGGATCCGTCTGATGATTACCTCTCGCAGTTTACTTCAGAGCATAAGGTTTTAGTAAGGAACAGAAATACAGGTAAAGCTAAAGAGGTCTGGCAGAAAAAACGCTCCTCGGTTGCGAATCACTATCTTGATGCGGAGGTTTACGCAGTAGCGGCCGCAGACATAATCCGTGCGCTTAATTTACGCAAAGACGAGCGCAAGGTTCATAAAGATATACGTCAGGAACATAGCCGTTCCGGTTGGATTCGCAAACGTGAGGGAGCGTGGATCTAATGGGTGGACGATGGTTAAAACGTCATAAAAATTGGTTACGTGAGGAGAAAGTTCAGCCGACCCGGGGTGAACAGCTTGTCGAACCTGAGGATTACGGAGTTGCGTTTTATCCTCTCAAATGCCCGGGGTGCGGAAGTAAAAATAACAGATGTTACTCAACACATTTACCTATTCGGTATCACGTGTGCAGGGATTGTGGGAAGAACTTTAAGAGTGTTGAACAAGATAAAAAATAGAAATATGGATTTGCTATTTTGTAGTAACGACCATATTGAAAAAGATTCTAAATAACGTATTATTGAAGTAGAGATATTAAAATTAAAACGCTACCGAGGTTTGGCCACCTTGGTCGCCCAATAAGTTATAAAAACCCGATTCCTTGCGCAAGGGGGAGTCGGGTTTTTTATTGGGTCACGGAAGGAAATAAATGAGTCCAACGAAAAAAGAAATGCTCGAGAATGTTGAGCTTGCGATTAACGCTCGTATGACTGGCGGAGCTGTTCAGTCGTACTCTATCGGCGGGCGTAATTTGCAGTATATAACTTTATCCGAATTGATGAAATTGCGGGATCAGCTTAAACAAGAAGTTGCAAGCGGAACGTCTCGCACATCGTATGCAAAGTTTGAGAGACCAGTATGAAGATAACAGAAAAAATAGCAAATAGTGTCGATGGGCTTATAGGTTTCTTCTCACCTAAGACCGCTTTTAAAAGACGGATGTTTAGGCAAGCGATTAAGATTTCCAGTAAGTTCGGATCTTATCGTGGCGCAGAAAGAAACCGTATGCGATCGTCATGGCTTCCGGGTGGCGGTTCAGCGGATCAGGATATCATTCCCGATCTTCCAGAACTCAGAGAACGAAGCCGTGATTTAAACCGCAATGACGCACACGCCTCAGGGATTACCAGCACGATGACGACAAATGTTGTCGGGACAGGAATTAAACCGCAAAGCCGTGTTGACCGAGAGGCTTTAGGGATCAGCGATAATAAAGCTGTTAAATTTCAGAAAAAATCCGAGCGAGCTTGGAAGTTGTGGCTTCCTTTTTCCGATGCGGGCAACCGTATGGATTTTTACGAGATACAGCAGTTAGTCGATCGGCAGATACTTGAGAATGGTGAGGCAATCATCATTCCTGTAATGCTTAAAGATAAAAACCGCCCTTATTCTCTTGCGCTTCAGGTTATTGAATCAGACCGGCTTGCTACTCCACCAGAAATGCGTGGGGATAAGAATGTCAGAGCCGGTGTTCGTGTTGGTGAAAACGGTGAGCCTATTTCCTACTTCATTCAGAAAATGCACCCGGGTGATTATCGTTATAAAAAGGCGGATGACAGGAAGTTTGTTGAAATCCCCGCACGTAATGAATACGGACGACTTAATGTATTCCACCTTTATCCGGTACAGCGTTCAGGGCAGACTCGGGGCGTTCCCTTCTTTGCCCCTGTGCTTACTTATTTCAAAGACTTGTCCGAATATACGGAAGCCGAACTTGTAGCAGCTCGAATTTCGGCTTGCTTCTCGATTTTTATTACATCCGAATCTTCTATGGATGTAAACACTGGATACGACCGTAATTTTAAAGGTCAACTTCTGGAATCGCTCGAACCGGGCATGATTAAACATCTATTGCCGGGTGAATCGGTTTCTTCGTTTAATCCGCAGAGACCGAGCGCAACGTTTGAACCTTTTGTTGAAAGAATGCTCAGAGCGATTTCATCTGCCCTTGGACTTCCCTATGAACTTGTTGCAAAAGATTTTTCTAAAACAAACTATTCCAGCGCACGAGCGGCTCTCTTGGAAGCACGCAGATATTTTAAAGTCCGGCAGGAATGGTTTGCACGAAAACTATGCCAACCTGTTTGGGACATGGTTCTTGAGGAAGCGTATTTGAGAGGTGATCTCGGTTCGATTCCATTTTATGAGAAAAGACAAAACTGGGTTAACGCTTCATGGATAACGCCGGGATGGGAATGGGTTGATCCATTAAAAGAAGCTAAAGCCGCAGAAGTCGGAATCAAAAACGGAATTGTTACTTATTCAGACCTCTTTTCGGCTCAAGGCAAAGACTGGGAGGAATGTTTTGAACAAAGAAAAAGAGAAGAAGAAAAAATCAAAGAACTCGGACTCGAAAAAGTTGTGCAGAAAGATACAGATAATGGTGACGACGCAAATGAGGACGGCACAGAACCTAACAATCGAAGTGAGGAGTAAATAATGAAAAAAGACTTTTTTAGAACAGATATCGCTCGTGCCGGTGATGTCAAAATTGATAAGGAAAACGCAGTCATTCATGGATTCGCAGTTGTGACTAAGGGCATGACGAAAGACTCACGGGGTGAGTTTGACGATCAGGCGCTCGACATGGTTGTGGGTCTCGGGAACAAATCAAACGTAGGTGTTAAGTCACGGTTTGGTCATCCCAACATGAGTGGGACAGCGTTAGGCACGTTTTTAGGCAGAGTAAGCAATTTTAGGCGTGACAGCGATA